TTGACGAGATATACAACCAATCCAATCACAACTTTCATAGAAGTTACGATTATATAATGGGTCTGGTAAATCATCCCAAATTGCGTAGAATAAAAGAGGAACATTTTGTCTGATTTCATGTTCGATGTCATACAGCCATGTCCAATAACGAGGGTCAGTAAAGTGTAGGATAGCATCGGGCTTTTCAGTATTGATTAATTGTCTAATCAAATCTGCATTACCATATCCATTCCAAGGAAGTATCTTTACGTTAGCATCAACGACACCATATGTTTTTTGAATATCTTCACTTACATCCAAAACCTTTCCGGCTTCAGGATGGTTAATTGCGGCTCCTACTTGAAACCAATCGTACTTATGTACTGTGCCTAATACTAATTCTTTTGATACGGTGGCAATACCACTTGCCATTCTTAAGTCATCTGAAAGTAACAGAATCTTCTTTTTTGCCATAACTTATTTGTGTTGTTAAAATTGTGAACCGGATATTTGTAGTTTTACATATTCATTCATTTCGCTTCTAAAACTTTCGTCTGAAACGTATCTTTCTACAGTTCTATTTACCAATTTTTGTAGAGTAACATCTGAATTAAAAGATACTTTTTTAAATGATGAATACACATCTTTCAATATTTTTACGGTTGTTAGTTTTGTGTTTTCATGTTCCATTGTGGATATTGTTTTTATATATTTGTATATATAAGTATATTGTAAATAAAAAAACAATAATTTTTAAGGAACTTTTTTATTTACTTGCTTTTCCATCACATATCCCTCTACTCATAAACTCACACCATTTACAATTCTTTTTGTTTTGTCCAGGTACTTTAGGGAATTCGATATCTTTAAAGCCACCACCATCATCAAACACAGTATTAATAAATTCCATAAATTCATCATATACTTTATTAACCGAAGGTGAGCCGTTTGGAGGTACGTGCTTTGATATGTATGGAATTGGAAATGCAGAATCTTCAGGTAGTTTTCGTCTCATTATCTGATATTCTACTTTTATTTTAGTAAGAGGAACATTAAATAATTCTGAATAGTATTTTTTATATAATAGGATTTGAGAATTTTTCATCTTATCCGCTTTCTGATATTGATTCCAACCCATTGTTGAAGTTTTTAAATCAACAATTATAATTGAATTTTCAGCTAAATCTTTCAATACAATATCTATGTAACCAATAAAATGAACACCCGGTTTAATATTTGCATTTAATGGAATCTCAATACCAACTAGTTCGTAGCCGGATTTAGAATAAAATTTACTACAATACTTTTTAAACCAACTAAGAATTCGTCTACCATCACCATAAAATTCTTCCAATTCTAATTGAGTACACGGAGTACCTTCACTAAGAGCTTCCTTTTCTTTGGTAAAATTTTCTTTCATTCTATCCAATAACAAACTATCCAATTCAATTTCATCGGCTTGTTTTTTAGATACACCATACATTACCGAAAGATAATGTTGGATAGTTTCGTGCATTGCACTACCAAATAATGTGTGAATGTTACCAGAACTTTCACCTAATTTATCTATGTAGTTTAACTTATATTGTTGGGGGCAGCTACTCCACATTGAGTACTGCGAAAATGATACTTTTGCCATTGAGTTTGTTTAAGCCTTAAAGATACGAAAAAAGGGTGAGATTACCAAATTATACTTTAAGTTTTAACTTAGTAATTTCTTTTGGATTTGTGCCATACGCTTCGGCAATTCGTTTAATTTCTTCTCTACCAGTAGTACTTTCATACAATATATCCAAATATTCAGATGCTTCTCTAGTAGAAACCATAAACCATTTGGCTACCAAATCGATAATCCATTGTTCATAATCTTTTACCGATTTACCTTTCATATAACGAAGATATGTTTTACCTTTTGGTATAACTCCAATTAATGCTTTATAAACCGCTTTAGGAGGTGCCTCTTGAATATATGGTTGTATTTCCGCTACCATCTCAACCCAATCAGGATTCATAGACATGTAACGAATGATTAACCAATTACTCCAAGTTTTCTTATCAGCATCTTCTAGCTTATCCCAATACTTTGGGTCCTGGTCTTTTGTAATTGCATTGATGTGGTCGAATAATCCTTTTGCCATTAGTCTTCTACTTTTAAACCCGGAGGTAATAATTCATTTAATACTTCACCACAATCACCACATAAGAATAATTCTACGGGTAATACTTCATCCTTTGGTTTACCAGTTAATAACTTTGAAATCTTACGAAATCCAAAACCTTGTACAAAAATCTCTCCACCACATTTCTTACACGCAATTGGTTCGGTTTTTTCTAATGGAATTGGTTTTTCTTCCTGTGGTGCTATTGGTTGCCCACCTGCTCCTAAAATGTTTGCCATTAAATTATATTTAAAATTTGAATTAATGTAGCCGCCGCGATAATTTCTTTATCAATTGCTACTGCGGATTTAGCAACCCCATCACCTAAAACTAAAATTACATTTGCAGTATTTTCTCCCGCATAATCATCAACTTTGTCATATAGTAATGTATAAAGGTCAGAAAAATCAGTAGCCTTTGAATCAAGAACTGTTTGCCTAATTTTCATATATTTGTTTCTCTTATCATCATTTGATTTAAGAACTTCTAAAACTTTCAACTTATAATCATTCTCTAAAAGATTTTGCACATCAACTTGCAATTTACCTTTAAGAGAATTTAATTGGCAGGTATTAATAATCTTACGAATATCAGGATAAGAAGAATCAATAATTGGAACTAAATCTTTTGGGTCAAACTCAATACTTTCAGATTTTAAAATCTTACTCATTTGAATTGCTACATCTTTTTTAGTTGGTGGTGTAATTTGAAATGTTTGGCAACGGCTTTGAATTGGTTCAATAATCTTTTCAATATAATTACAAGTTAAAATAAACCTACAATGCTTACTGAATGTTTCCATTAAGTTTCTCAAAATCGCCTGTGCGTTTGGAGTCATATAATCAAACTCATCTAATATAATAATTTTATATTTTTTGAATCCCATAGATGATGCAAAGTTTTTTACTTTATTCCTTACGGTTTCAACATTGTTCTCATCGGATGCATTAATCATCATAACATCACAATCAATTGAACTAACAATTAATTTTGCTAATGTTGTTTTACCAGTACCGGCTTTACCAAAAAATAAAAGATGGGGAACATCTTCGTTTTCAATATACCCACTTACTTTACTTTTTAAGTGTTCATTTCCAACATAATCATCTAGCTTAGATGGACGATATTTTTCCACCCATAAGGAGTGATTTATTTGTTCTTCTTTAAATTCAAACATATTTTTATTTTTTTATTTTCCAGTTGAACCGAATCCGCCTTCGCCTCTTTCGGTGTTTGTTAATTCATCTACTTCTTTAAATTCTATCGGTGGATGTGGGATAATCATAATTTGTGCCACTCTATCACCTACCGCATATATTGTAGATGCTACACCTCTATGCTTTCTAAATGTAGCTTGTAGTTCGCCTCTATATCCACTATCAATTACACCAACGCAATTTGTTAAACTTAAATCAGTCTTTCTAATAGATGAACGAGGAAATACTAATCCTACAAATCCGTTTGGGATTTCCAATGCAATACCCAATCCATATGTAATTTGAAATACGTCTTCACTTATAACTGATGTTGCTATTACATCCATACCAGCATCACCAGCTTTTGCGTAAGTTGGAATTACTGCCGAAGGATTAATTTTCTTTATTTTGACTTGCATCTATTACACTTTTAAGGTTATGTTCTCTCAATTTTTTTCCTTCATCTGAAAGTTCTCTGGCGAATAATTTAAAACGTTTACCATTTTGCTTACTTGTAAAAGATATATAAGCATCTTTAGTATTACTAATAGTAAATGTTACAGTTGGTTCTTCATCCGTCATATCTTCGCCTGTCCATGCAAATATTTGTGGTTCATCACCATCAAATTGGAATACCCATTCGCATTGTTCTAATTTTTCAACCGGTGACATTTTTACTTCACCAATTGGTTCTAAATTTTCTTCTTGTGTTTTTTTAGTTTTTGCCATAATTTTATTTTGTTTTACAAATATACGAAAAAAAGTTTAGAATTCAAAAAACTTTTTTGCGTTTTGAGAATCGGCGGATGCCATTTCCCATTTTAGAGCGTTATAAAAATCAGTTAGTTTGTTTTCCAACTCTGCTTTATAAATTCCATCTCTATCAACATATTGTTCTACGAAATCCATAATTTCTTTTGGGTCATTATAATCTCTAAATGCCAACGTGTCTATTCCTAATGGATTACTTTTAAGATATACCCATTTAACTTTTTCACCATCTCTAATTGGTTCGTATTTAAACGGACATTCAAAGAATTTCAGTAATCGGTTATATGTAATACCAGCTTTAACGTGCGCAGGTGTTCCTTTTTCAAAATTAGCAATAGCCAATCCACTATCTTTTCTCCACTTACCTTTATCGTATTTACTTAATTCTTTAATAGCTCCACCTTTGGCGATTTTATTAATACGAAGATTAGGTAAACTCTTTTTAAATTCTAAAAGAGATTCATTTATTTCTTCGTTTGTTTTACCCATTAAGATATCTTTTAACATCTTAGCCATAAAGTCCTGAAATGCCTTCGGGAACGATGAACGAACTACATCCAATCCTTTTACATCCAACTTATCACAAGGAATACCATTCTTTAAAATCATCCATTGTGCGTATCTTTTCTTTGCTACCCAAAATCCCGCTTTACTGATATATTCTTTCTTAATCTCAAAACGATGTTTTTCTTTTGGAATACAAAAAAATCGTTCAGCTAACAAATTATAGAATGAATTTAAAAACGATTGTGTTTCATCTGCAATAGTATTAACTTCCGCCGCCATTCTATTTTGGTCAAATGTTTTATATTCAGGATATCTATGTTTTACCAAAGGCTCTGCCATCATATAAATTGAATCGGTATCGATATAAACATTGTAATCATCTTTTGTACCTAACTCTTTTTGGTATTTAAGATTTGCCATTTCCGCAGTTTTTTTAATTACGGTTTGACCGGTAATTGTTACGGCTTCGGCGTTATCAATATCATAGAAACGAAATGCTACAAGTCCTAATACACCATACATCGAATTCAAAAGAATCTTTTGTACTAATTGTCTTTTTGCATAAAAATCATACAATTCAGTATTACCTTCTTCTCCATATTTTTTTTCTAATTTTCTGAACTCAACTCTTTTATTAAACCAATTATCTAAAATATCTGCAATTAATCCCGGCTTCTTTTGAGTATATAACACCCCATTTGCAGCTACACCTAATTGATTACCTTTGATAACTTCTTCTAATTCTTTTCTATTATATGTAAACTCTTTTGTTTTTCCAACAACTGTAAATTGCCTTTCTTCACCCCTAACCCAAGCTTCAGGATCCCAATTTGAAATCTTACCAACCTTAGTTTCCGGTGAAATATTCAGAGTCATAATAATTGATGGATATAGAGATGTTAAATCCAAATCATATATCCAATCATATTTACCAACAATAGGTTCTTTTACATATGCCCCAATAAACTTATCTTCACCCGCTTCTGATTGTTCGGCG